ACCCGCCCGCGTGCGGTAGCTCATATTCAATTTAAATGGCCGCTAGAGTTCGCCGCTGGTGCTTGACTCTCAATTACAGCACCGAAGAAGAAGCGGCGAGATTTGTTGAGCGTGTGAAGTCCCTTACAACTACATATTGTATAGTTGGGGACGAAGTCGCTCCAACAACCGGCCAACATCATCTTCAGGGCTTCATCCACTTGAAGAGCGCACGGTGTCTCCAGGGTCTGAAGACATTCTTACAGAATGACAAGGTTCACCTCGAAGCAGCCAAGGGTTCCGATGAACAAAATCGCGTGTACTGTTCGAAAGAACAGATACGATACGAACACGGAGTTGCGACTCGACCTGGAAGCAAACGACGATTGGAGCAGCGATTTGATGAGGACCCTGCTGATCTTCGCTTGGAAGAACCTGGAGGCTACCGAAGAGTCGTTGCTCACCGAGCTTCGGTGGAATGGTATGGATGGGCCTTGGAACATCCGTTCCCACACCCATACCATGATTGGCAACTTGAGTTGCTCAGTGCGATCGACCAGCCAGCAGATGACCGCACAATCATCTGGATATGCGGACGAGACGGAGGAGAGGGCAAGTCCGTCTTTGCCAAGTACCTTGGACTCAAGCCCGATTGGTTCTACACGTGCGGAGGAACCCGAAAGGATGTACTGTACCAGTACATAGAGGATCCGAAGAGGCACATGATCCTCGATGTACCTAGGTGTAGTGTAGAACATCTGAACTATGCCCTATTGGAATGTGTTAAAAATAGGGCATTTAGTTCAGATAAATACGAACCCCTTAGTTATCTGGGGTTCGATCATGTACATGTACTGGTATTTGCAAATGTACTTCCGGATTATATGAAAATTTCGGAAGACAGAATAAAATTATTTGATATTTGAATAATCAATTAGCATTTGTACAAATACCCGCCCGCCCACGCGCTATCGTTTACATCTTATGAATATCCTGCCCAGGCCGGAGGCCTGGGAGGTGCTACCCGGCCGAAGGCCGGGAACAATATGAATTACTGTATGGGCGGGCCCACAAAAAAAGATTCCTTCTTATCCAAATGGAATCTGGGTTAGCTTGCGGAACACGCAACCACTTTCCACGTCATCGATCCATGTGAGTAGCTTGCGGTGCAAGTCATTGCCGCACACAGGTCTGAGCCGTGGATTCGTTTTTGCGCGATCCTATGGCCGATATGGTTTCCCGCCAAAAACCTGTGTGCGAAGCTGTGTGCGCTATATATACGCGGGCGGCTTAGTATT